TTCCATCACTGTTGACGGCAATGTCCGGATAAATAGGGGTCCCCGCGTCAATTGCATCTTGCACTAAGTTTGACATATTCTACTCCGTAAATAAAGGTGTCGCTAATTGTCCGCCGTTTACGTCCGTTGAATTATTCCCGAATCCTTTTCCGTTTGAATACCACGGCGTCGCACCGTCAATAGAAAAACAGAAAGGCCGAGATGAACTTTGCTGCACGGAAAGTGCCACGCCACCGGCTTTTACTTTGTCCATGACTTGTTGCCAAAATGGAATAAGCGCGAGGCTACCAGAAAGGTCCTTTCCTAAAAAGTCAGGCCATGATGGATTTTCAAGGTTCAAAACCGCACTTGCGGGTTGCATCTGGATGTAATCAACCTTGCAGGAGGTACCACCTGGAGAGGTCGATAAGAACTGGATAGCCGCAATAAGTCGCTCGGGTTCACCCCTTGAGGCGTTCATTTGGATCTGGGCCCTAAGCGCTATTGCGTACTCCGCATTCGTCATTGTGAGCGAACCGGCAACGATATGCGCCGGACACCCGACAATGCCGCCGATATCGTCGAGCGTTTGGCTGTAGCCGCCCGAGACTGCCGCGTCAATGCCACGGTACAGGTAGACCGCCATAATCGCTGTTTCAAGCGCCTGTATCTGGTCCGCGAACGCCATGATCTCCTGGGCAAAATACGATACGTCCCCGGCCTTGTTCCGCTTCATGAATTCCGGAAGGAGGCTTATCGCCCGGTCGCTGTAGTTCGGGATTGTCTGCATGCCCATTAAACTGGCCCCACTACGGTCACGGTCACTGTGCCGGGATACTGGTTATAAGGCACGGCAATGTCGTCTGTCTGCCATCCGCCGCCATCAATGGCCTGTTTGATCGTTATCTTATCCAGACCGCTGCATGCCGCATAAACAGGCCCCAGCCAGCGGTCAATAAGCATGTCCTTGCCTATCAAGAAGCTCGCGGCGTATGCCGCGACAGCGGCCTTGATAAGGGCTTCGTAGTTGGCGGGAAGCTCTTCTTCGGTGTAGCGCGTTATGGTCACCTCAACGGCCATGTCGACGGGATCGGGCCTGGTAAAGTACACCGTCTGGTTGTTTCCCTGGGAATCAACAACCACGGAGGAAGTGTTGCCGGTGAGTTTAATCCCACCAGAGGTCCAGGCCCACAGCATGTTCGCAATGTCCTGGTCGGCGCCATTGGTGACCATGAATTCCATGCTATGCCCGGGTCGTCCCTGGGCGTCCGCCGCATCGTTCTTGTTTTCAAACCCTCTACAGTTGGTCACGTTAGGGACGTTATTTAATATATGGGCAGCAATAGAGTCTACGCTGGCGGCCCCGATCACCTTCAGGCTCCTTGATCGCCGTAGGCGGCCCTCAGCGGGAGTTTCAGCATTACATCCGGTAACGCCAGGATTTTCGTTATGACATGTGCTCCAATTCGTTACCGCGTCAACGATTGTCCATGTGGTGTTTTCCGGGACCGTAATGGGGCCTGTCTCGCCCGCACGAAAAACACCCTCCGCCGTGTGGCTGATCTGAAAGATAACAACAGTCTCAAGCAGAGAAAAAACATTTCCGGAAGGGTCCGAAATCCGTGTCCCTGCGGGTACTGTAACCTGCAAACTGCCGGTTGAAATCAGTTGGCATGTAACTTGCGCAGCTGCTGCCGGAAGCATGTTGAGCCCCACTAGATCCACCACGTCCGCAAAGCTGGTATCGTCACCTTTACTCGGAAAGGGCGCATTGTATGCCCCCTGCAGACCCTCCCACGAGTCGGCAAGCAGCTTGCTCATGATTCCGATGCGCGTGCCGATCCGCGAGCCCGCCTGTACGTTTGGGGTGCCGTAGATCGCGCGGTACTGCGTTTCGAGCGCCGTCTTGATGTCCGCGAGGCCAGGCTTGATGAATCCGGTTGGCTGCATGCCGAAATCGGAAAGAACGGTCATTGACGAATAAGACATATCAAAACTCCAAATTAGAGAATGAAATATCGCCGTAAATAGTAAGAGCGGTAAAAGAAACGCTGAAAGCCCTCCGCGCCCGATCAAGCGAAGATCGGTACGCCAGAATTTCAAGGATTTCCGGCGTATCGAGAATGGCCCCTTTAATAATTATGTCGATTGCGCTCAAGTCCGGGTTCTTCACCATAACCTTGTCGAACCATGGAACACCGATCTGCGTGTCGAGAAACCACTCCCCATAAACAAAGCGCAGCCGCTCTTCGCAGTTCTGCCGCACCTGGTCGCGCCCGGACACTATTCCGCCATCATTGATGAAATCCGAATATACGCCGGCGTCTGCGTTGAACATCAGATCGCCGGTGGTCGGGTCAGCTGCTTCGTCGAAAAGCATTATGGCACCAGTCCCTTTGCGAGCACGGTGAGAGAAACAACCGGGTGCGGCGCTCCGGTTACGGAACATGCGCACATGCCGGTCACTACGCCATCGGTCGGCAGCAGCGTACCGCCATCCGCAACCGTCTTGCCGTTCAAGGTCACCAGCCCGGCCGGAGGCGTCGTGATTGCCACGTTTCCGCTCTGCAACAGCTCGACCATGGTGTTGCCGGTTGTATGTTTATGCTTGAGCACGACGCTCTTATTGTCATACAGCGGGTTATACATTGGATCAGTCGCATTGATTGCGGAGAAATTAAACGGCAGCGCGAAGGCATCAGCGATCTCAAAATGCCTTCCCGGAAGCGTATCCGCGACATTGGTATCTCCTGCCCACTTTTCAAGGCTACGCTCGCTGAATATCAGAAGTACCTTGTCGCCGGCAGCGACAGGAATAAGCACCGAGCAGCTCTGAGTACCAAACGTCAAAAGCAAAACGTTGTGGATGATGGGAAAGGCGCGCTGTTTTCCCAACGTGGAAACAGACCTGATTAATGGTTTCACGTCGACCGTGAAAGGCGCCGTGGCCGAAACCGTATCGACAACGCCGGGCATGGCGGTATGGACTTCGCGCGACAGCATGTTGAGAAACAGCGATGCAATCGCAGCGGCGGGGTCTTTTTCATTTAACCCATTCACGCGATTCTGCCTTTCACCGATGATTTCCAGTCATCACCATGGGAGTCGCCGATATGATGTACCTCTGCGACAACAAGCGGTACCGGGGAGTTTGGGATCGATGCCGCAGCGAGTTTGACCGTGTTTCCGGGTTCGGCTTTCGGACAAAGCAGCATATCGATATCGTACCCTCCAAAAGAGAGTGACTCACATCCCGCTTGCGTTTTATTCATCCGCCGCGGGCTTCCAATGAGAAAAGCGGAAAAGCCGGGCGTTCCGTCCGACCCGGCTCCGCCAGTTTTGCTCTTTACCGGATACATTTTTACCTTGTTGTTTTGCACCGAATAACGCAGCCCAAGCACGTCACAGCATTTTCGCATGGCATCGGCTGCGGTACCGTGGAATGCCCAGCCCTTTGTCAGCGTCATGTCCGGCATTCCGTTGTTCGCCAGGACTGACATTATTGGCGCCTGGACATCGAGCGCGAGCACACCCACGATATCGTTTATTATTTGGGTAAGTGAAGCGCCTATCGGGTACGACATGGAAAAAAACGCGGTCTTCAGGTTCACCCCGCCATCCCAACATGTGAGCGTTGTCTCGACTTCGGGCTTTGTGATGTCATGGGATTGTGTCATTATGTTTCCCATGAAGATCACAGGCAGGCTTTCCACGTCACCCATTTCCTCGTATTCCGCCTTCAGGATAGCAGTCATCCCGTCCCTGTATTCCCTCTCCATAGTTCCGGACTTTATAAATGCTCTTGATTCGTCTGAGAGATTGTTTATTTTGATCGTGCAGGAGTTTGAGCCCGGAAGTTCGGATTTCGTTATGTCGAACATAATCCGCAGCCCCGAGAACCGGCGTGCCTTGTTCTCTTGGCCAGGGTAGCCGATCGTGAGCGAGTAAATCCTGTTGAAGAAATATTGGTTCATATTTTGCTCGCGTATCGCAGTTCCAGTTTTCTTCCTGCGGTGAAGTCGTCGCGGCCAGCCTCTTGTGTCCACGTTTCGTTTGATTCATCAATCAGAAAAAATATTCCTGTCGGCAACCCGGCGATGTTGTACTGCAACGTAAGAGGATAATTGACCACCATCCTGATACCTGCAAGCAGCATGGCGCCGGATCCGTCCGCGATGTCCATTGACCAGAAGCCTCCGCGGCCGTTCCAATGGAAATAAAGCGTGTACTGCACTCCATCAAGCGTCACTACCTGCGAGAAGTTCGCGTTTGAAAACAGCGGGATAATGACCGCACCTTCAAAATCGATGCTCATTTTTTAACAAGCCCCAGAGTAAGATCGTATGCCCAGCTGCTCGGTTTTGATTTCTTCACCGCTTGTGTACCCTCGTCCTTGGTGTCCATTTGATCGGCCACTCCGCCGGCCCCTGCAGCGCCGGCGTTAAGAAAATTTATAGTTGCCTGTGACGTGCTCGCCTTTACTACCCGGCATGCGGTCACCTTGAACGGCAGGGAATCGCCGGTCTTTGAGTCAAAATCGAACTCTAAATTTTCAAAAGCCATATTATTAAAAACGCGCAGATGCGTCGAAATATCGACAAGCAGCGGCTTCGACGGGATGGTATAGTTGACATCATCGCTCGTCATGCTTGGAATCTTCACCATCCGTCTTCCCATAATGAGAAGCAGCGCCTCGTATGCCGTCATTACCCTATCGTTACCTTGATTAACAATCGCCTTATAGTCGCTGAGAAACGGTATCTGCGCGATAGGGGAATTGGTGACGAAACCTTCCATGGTAAACGATTCCGGGTCTTGCCTGATATGTTCCGAGACATCGAGCCCGGTCTCAACAGGGTATTTCGTAATTTTATTATTGTAGGAATGGCGCTCTGAAATGCCGGCGTCCAACTGAATAAGAATGGCCGCCTTTCCCGTTTGCTTGATCGACGGAGGTTCCTTTTTGCGGCCTAAAAGAAGATCAATCATTTTAATCTTTGTGTTGATTGTAAAGTTGATCAGTCAGACGCTTCGCCACGCGAGGCATGATGTGGTTCTCGAAATGGTCGTCAAGCGCCTGTATCTGTGTCGCTGTCGAACCGGCCGGAGGATGTATCACGATTGAGCCGGTCTGGAAAACCACGTTGCGCCCTGCACCAAGAACGGAAGATGGCCCGGTCCCACTGTATGCGGCCGCCGCCTGTGCTGATCCGGTTCCGAACACGTTGCCGGCTGATCGGTCCTTGTCAAAAGCATTTTCGCTGATGATGTTTTTTATCCAGTCCGGAAGCATATTCTCAAGGGTTGCCCATGGGTTCGCCCAGAGATTGTCCCACCAGGCCTTTACTTCGGTCCACCGCTGATAGAAAAATCCTACAACGGCATCAAGCATCCCGTTAATTCCCTGCACAATCGGGTTATTTGAGTTGTTAAGGAACGCAGCCAGGGAGCCGGTGAGCGTGTTTGCCTGGTCCCCGAATTTCATGTACATAAAGATGTCCTGCGCAATCAGAGCAATGGCCGAGAGCAGGATCAAGACCGGACCTGCCGTCACCATAATGCCGCCGATAGCTTTTGCAATATTTCCAAATATTCCTGCGAACCCCGCTATTTTCAGCATGGCAACCGTGGTTAATATTCCAGTAAAAACGGAGAGCAGCTTTCCAACTCCCACAAGTGCCGGGCCAGTCGCGACCGCAATACCGCCAAGCACAACGATAAGCGTCTTCATGCCCGGACTGGTCTTGTCCAGGATGTTGCGCAGCTTATCCATAAAATTCGTGAGACGCTCGATCCATTTTTGCAATCCCACCGATTTGTCCAGGGTTTCGCCGATTTTCGCGCGAAGCAGGAAAAACGACTGGCTGAGCAATTGCGTTTTTTTGGAGAGCGTATGTGTGCGTTCTTCAGATTTGCCCCAATACCTGCCGCCAGGCCCGCCTTCCCGCTGAAAGAGCGACATGATAGAGCTGGCGTCAATCCGCCCGGACTGCGCCATCTGCATTAACCGTCGCTGCCCGTATGCGGTTGAAGCGTCAACGCCGAACACCGCGCGCATTGCCTGGGCGCTTACCATGTGCTGCCGCTGCATGCGCTTCAGGATCATTCCGGCGGATGCCGGGGAATTTATCATCATTTGGGTATACTCAATCATCGTCCCGATGTCCTGCCCTGTACCGGCGGCGATATTGGAAAAAACCTTGAAATCCGGGATAATGTCTTTCGTGGCATATCCAAGTCGGTGCATTTCTTGGGCAAATGCCGCAACCTGGTCGGCGTTCGATTCTACACCCTTTGCTGTTTCGTAGAATTGGTCAGTCATGGCGGCGCCCTTTTTCTGGGAACCGAGGAGCACGCCCCATTTGTTTTGCAGATTGTCGAGTTTTGATTCCGCCATGACAGAGACCGTGGCCAGTCCTACGAGCGGGGCCGTGAGATACATGGACATTTTCATGCCGACCTTGGTGATGCCGTCGGCCGCGCGCTCAAGGTTCCTGTATAATTTGTCCGTCTTCGTGTAGATACGGCCTATCGCCTTGTCATAAACGTCAAGACCGCGTTCATCGACGGTGAAACCTATCTTCGTTATAAGTTCGCGGAGTGTCATTGTTCCCCTGGCGGTTTTGGCCTGGTCATTTCCGTGACCGCTTCTTCGATTGCGGATCTCAAGTCCAGTACAGCGTTTGCTTCCACGATGTCCATAAACGTATAGCTGGTGTTGATCTCCTGCCGTGTTGCCCAGTTTTCGGCAATGAGTCTGTGGATCATGTACTTTGCCCGAACGCGCTCATCAAGCTGGTCGGTGAGCTCTTTTACTTTTCGGGCGATTCGGTCGGCGTCTTTTGAGCTGCTACGCTTTCCATTCCAGAGCCGACCACGGCGAAAAAATCGGCATAATTCTCCGTGAGCGTGTACCAGAGCACCTTGTACATGAACAGGATTTTTCCCTTAAAAACCTCGTTATAGTGCCGCGGTTCCGCCACAGGTTTTCCGTCGACTGTCGTGTGGGTGAACGCCAATTGCAGGAAGGTAAGCCACTCGCGCGCGGTCATGTTGTCGTGGATTTCCTTGACCGCCTGCGCGATGAGTGAGAAGTCTATGGAGTCAAGATCGGTTTCGAGCAGTTTGGCGATATTGATTTTAGGTTTTTCGCCGTTCTCGGCTGGTTCAGCCGCGCCGCCGAAAAGCGACCGCAGCGAGGCAATGCCCATAACCAAAGCGGGACCGAGGCATTTCTCCAACTGGTAAAATACCAGCGTGGATGTTTCCCCGAAAAGCGGGGGGGCCGCGACGGTGCGGCCATCGATTACCTTGAATTTTCCTTCCATGATGCAAATCCTCCGGTTTATTGTGATTGCAAAAGGGTGCTAATTTATAGAGCCCCCAAAGAATTCGTCGAGATCCGCGCAGTCGAAGATCCAGTCGCGGTCCTTTTCTTCAGTCCCCAGATTGTCGTCGGGGTTCTTGCGGACCCAGCACTCCGCGCATGTGTAGGTCGTGGCGCTGTTGAAATCTTTGATTGCGATAGGTACGACGCCGGCGTTCGCCTGTTCGTCCAGCAGCGACAGCGCGGAAAACTGGTCGTTGTTCGGCGAGGACTGCATTAATTTGAAGCTGATTTCCCCGCTCTTGTCGTGCAGGCGCGAGCGCGAAACTTCCCCAAGGCGCCCGACGATCTTTTTGTAAGCGTCCTCGGAGCGTTTCACGGTTATGGATTCCTCTTTTACCAGGCGGGTCACCGGAATTCCCGCGACAGTAATTCCCCATGATGCGGGGTCGAAAGTTTTTGTTTTCATGGTTTATCTCCTGAAAAGGTTTACAAATGGTTTCACGTGAAAAACTCGGCTTAGATTAACATTCCGGAAATATGGACCGTATGAATTGCCCCGGTATACCAGCACCCGAACTTGATTCCGGACAGATTTCGCAACGATTTATCGGAGATCGACCGCAAGGACATGTCCGGAAGGGTGATGTACCACCCCGAGTTTTGCTTCTTGTATGTCGCGCTTGTCGGATCGTTGTCCGTCCCGTTCGCGGCGATCGCGTTGTTGTCGAAGGCCGTTTTGAAGCTCGGGACCATTGCGTTCATTATCATGGTCGCCCCGTTGATGTCGCCGGGGACCTTGGGCGTCTGCACAAAGAGCGTCGCGATCCTCGACTGCAAATCCTGGGCAAGCCAGAACTTGAATATGATCTCATCCAGGAAACCGCCATCGCTGCACACGCCAAAACGCAGCATGGGCTTGTTGGCAATCGTCTGATACGTATTGATGTTCTTCCCGGCCAGACTTGCAATTGGGCTCCCTATACTGTTAAGGACCTGCTGCGTGGTGAGAGAGTCTGGTGTTTCACCGAGCAGCGTTTTGAAACATGCCGTATATGATCCGGGCTTGTCGTTCGCGGCAAGCCAGCCGAGAAGCGCGGCGTCCGAGAACTTCGTAGCTGCGTCGCCTTTATAGATGCCGGCAGTGTTCGCGTAGGCAAGCCCTTTGAAAATCGCCGCCAGTGATGTAGTGTCCGCTAAAACAGTTTCGTTGATGATGTTGCTGTCAGCCGCGGCGAACAAATGGACCCGCGGTAGCGCGGCAATCGCCGCGGCGACCTTCTCGACCTGAGCGGCGGTGCGTTCCACTTCCGACACATAAAACCACTCGTCATCGACCAGACGGATTGCCGCAAGCGCGGTATCCAAATCCTCGGTGCGCGCACCGGTCTGCGAAAACGACATGGCACCCGTAATCCCCGCCAAGTTCCAGGATATTTCCAGCACGACGCCAGTTTTCGGTGTAAAGATGAGCGCGCCAGCAGTGTTGACGCATCCGGTGGATGCGGCAAGATAATCTGCAGCCGCAACCAGAATTGCCGCCGCCAATGCCGTGAGCGACGTTTCCGCGTCTGTTGCCCAGGCGTGGCTAGCTGTTTTCCCGTTCACGGTGACGTAAGCAGTGCCCGCGGTCCAGGTGCCGCCGGCGACCGCCGAATACGCGATCGTGGTGTCGCCGGTACCGGTGCTTAGCGTCAAGGTACCGCTCGCGGCCGGAATCCCGTTCACCCTGCAAAGCAGCGACGTTTTTGCGGCAATGGTCGCCAGGACGGTGAAATTGAGCCCGCCGCTCGTGTACACCGCACCGACGGTCGCGTTGGCGGCCGTCACGGTGAGCGTGACCAGTTGGTTGAGCGTGCGAATGCTCGACACGTTTCCGACCTTGACAATCGACGGGGCGGGGTTTTGCGCGAAAACCGCCGCGATCGCGGCGAGCGCCGGCGAACCGTCACAGAAATCGGCCGCATAATCGTCGTCGGGTGTGTAACTCGCTACGCGGTCTGAAAGGTTAAGATCGTTGGCAAGAATAAGGGGAACGCCAAACCCACCCACGCTCACACCTGCCGCAGCTTCAACAATGTCAATTTTAATCATGCTGTCAAGTTCGGACATACGTCCCTCCTGTTTAAGAAGATATTTCTATCGCCTGTTGAATTTCATTTTCGAGAGTTATAATGCCGTCTGCCTCAACTGATTCGATAACATCAATCGTGCTGCTCCACTCGCTCGTTGTCCTGAAGCGGATATCGAGCAAAGCCCCTTCCTCCGGCATGGTATCAAGGTACTGGTGAGCATCGATCACATCTTCAGGCCACACCGGAGTAACGCCGTCTTCCCGCAGGTCTTTGGTAGATTCGGCATCCTGGACCATATCGGAAACTTTATTCATTAGGGTAAGCGCGTTCACGCCGAAGTAATGCAGATACAGCATAAACTCGCGCTCTCCCGCCTGCCGCCTGCTGCCATTATTGTCGGGCTGAAAAACGGCATCGCGTCCAATCTTGTGCAATGCCGAAATGCGACCCATGAGAACCGGAGTCGGCCAGCGGTGAATGTCCTGCATGTGCCACACCATTGCCGAGGAACCAGCGGTCCTGCCTCCTATACCGTTCCAGAGTGGCATGACTGAGTTGATCCACTCATAAATCCTGCGTTGCAGATATTCCTCGTCGAGCTGGGCTATTGCTGCCTTGACCCTGGCAACCTCGCTCTGCGTACTGCCGTCAGAGTTCGTGGCAATGCAAGAATAGTTTCCCTCATTGTTGTATGAAAATTCGGAAATCGACATTGAGGCGGAGGTTTTTCCCTCTATCGCCTGCGCTGCCTGCTGTCCGGTGATGGTTCGCACATACCATTGATAAGATGCGGCGCCGGTGGCCACGATTGAAAGCACAAGGGCCGCTCCCAGCTTTATACGCTGAGAAACCGGCTGTGTGGTTATTGCTGGGGCGCTCATTTAAAAATCCTGCGGGTTTTCTATTTTTGTCACCACATACTCAAAATGCTCGAGCACGCCACTAGTGCAGGGATCCTTGATCGATACCTCGAACCACATACCATCGATTTGTAGCCAGTCTGCCCTCGTCGTTGACGTCGGAAGATTCAATTCATCCTCTGAAATCACGACATAATTGATTTTATTTCGCTTTCCTTCTTCCAACAGCGCAAGTTGCTGCGCGCTTGCAGGCTGAACTCCAGCAGCGACAGGCGCATCGGTATACCCACCGGTCGTTGCTTTACCGTATGGCATTGTTTGTGATACAAACCGCCGTCGGGTAAGAGTTTTATTTGCAAAAAAAAGCATTATTACTTATCCAGGCTATTTGTCCAAGTGACCGAATTCAGCTCTTGCGCGGTATCAATCAAAGGCTTTGTCGAGCCGTGTTTTTGTTTTAATGTGCTCGGTGCATTCTTTTGCCAATGCCCATGAAGTATCGAATTTTTCATTTTGTTTTGCATCCACAAACCCAGCATATCGAGTCCCTGTTTTGGTGTCAATTTTCCATCCAGGACCTGTTCGTATACTTTTGCCTTAAACGCTTTCAGGTTTTCAAAGTTACCATCAACAGCGGACCGCATTGCGGGGCGCGGTGGAAGTTTCCAAGGGGACGCCGAGCGTCCCGTCATAATCCCACGCATCGTTTCCGCTTGGGTCTTAGGAACCCCAAACTCATTCCAGGCCGCGATCTTGGCCACCTCACCCATATCCTTGCTTTCAACGGGCCCTATTTTATGCCTGCTCGGATAGCCGACCTTTCCGCCTTCAGGAAATCCTACTTTGACGAATGCACCATTGATTTCCCTAAGATCGCGGCGAAGTTGCGTGTAGACATTCCCGCCTTTTTCCTCAATTGATATTTTCGGGTGCAACACACAACTTCGCCTCTCGTTTAACAGGTGCCGCCCGCAGGCCCGCCCGGCACAATAATTCCTATCGTGTTTCCCTCAATCAGCTCCGCGAGCTGGGCCCCATAGGGTGTACTGCACAGATCCGAGTACCGCCGCATAAGATCGTCCGATACCCTGTACGACTGCGAAACACTGCGCTCCTGCGCCGACACCACCGCACCAGGCGTTCCCGGGCCTGTCTGCGGGTTCCGCGCGATCATGTGGCACACGCGGAGCGCTACCGCCAACTCGTAATTCTGCCCGAACCGGCTCTGGCTTGTCCGCGATTGCGCTATGGTAGTGAACGCAGCAATGCGGGTATCCGCGGCATACGCCGGAGCCAGGGCAGAAATAAGATCGGAAATGCTCATGGTTTACCTTGCGCGGTCTTCCTTACGAATGCTGGTTTCAATTGACTTGTACTGCCGTTTGATTGCGGCAAGCACGTTTGACCGCTTTTCAAGCTTGTCAATCTCGGTCAGCGTCGGCATCTTGAAAAGGTTTTCAATGACGTGAATCTGTTTTTTCTCAAGCGCCTTGACTTCTCCCGCCGGCGCATCTGCCGGAAGAATTCGTGTGCAAAACGCCACCACGTCGAAATCGGGGAGCTTAACGGATTCCGACACGTTCATGGCCGACCTGGTCGCGTCGATAGCTGAGGTCTCGTCGATTACTTCAATACCAGAGTTCGGATCGGATACTTCGCAATCCGCTTTGAATGCCGGGCTGTTGAGGAGCTCTTTGGGATGGTTGCCGGTGACGCCGGAAAAAACCGCAATATGTAGGACAGGCGGCTGATACGAAGGGTCAAACCTGTTTCTGCTCTTGTCTTTGGCAACCTTGTCTTTTTGCTCAGCGGTTTCCGTTGAAACCGTGTACGCGAGTGGATTTGTGGATTTGTTGTTGAGAATCATAATAGAACCTCCGGGATTCTATGGGTTTGTTTAAAAAGCCCCGGAACCATTCGGCTCCGGGGCGGAAAGTTCACCTCCGCAGCTAGGTCGACGGGACTGACAGTTCCAGGATCAAGATGGACATGGGATACTGCGAAATCACGCCACCGACCTTGGCATGGCACGGGATCAACCACTCCAGGTTCTTTTCCTGGGGCGGCAGCTGCTCGAACGGCTGCGGGATATGGTACTGCAATTTGTCCGGGCTCCGCTTGTAGAACACGGCGACGTTGGTGCTTGTCGTCATGTCTGTGGGCGTCGACGGCCGCGGGCAAACCGCGTTGAGGTCGATCACGTACTCGATTTCCTTAACGCTCGGGTTGTGGGCAAGGAAATAGTCGGCCACGGTTGTGAACCCTGCGACCGTTCCCGATCCGCCGCCGCCAACCGGCAGCACGAACGGCGTTGTCGTGATTGCAACATATTCCGCGAAGGGCAGGAGGCAAGTGTCCGGCATTTCCACTGTGTTGGTGAGGGTGCCCTGCAGCGCGACAGCGTTCACCAGGTCCGCGTACATATATGCTGCATTTCCGGCGTTTGTCGTTGTCCAGAGGCCGTAGGCGGGCCGCGCGATAATCGCGTTGGGCTGGTACACCAGGCCGATGAGTCCGCCATACGTCGGGTCGTTTGCGCGTCCTAGGAAACCGATCTTGTTGAGCGTCTGCTCGTAATCCATGCGCGTCGCTTCCGCTTCCATCATTTCAAGCGGCACGTTCGCAAACTTCGCGGAGCGTATTTCGTCGAGGTTGTAGCCATAGGACCCGCCGAAGGCAAGGATCGGCCTGCGCACTTCGCTTGCCTTGACCGATGTGCGGGGCAGATCGTTCGCATAATTGGAAATGAGGCTGAAGGAGCCTGCGCGGTCGTACATCCTGAAGGTAATGGTTGTTGCGCCGGGACCTGCTTCGCTGTTGACCGGGATCAGGCGCGTGGCCTTGTATTCCGGATACTGCTTCCAGAATATCTTGGTCATGATGTGTTCGAGCTGACGCGAGAAAAACATGTTATAGCCCTCGGCGTCCTGCGAGTATCCGGGCCGCGTGCGAACGTCCCTCTTCCACATCTCGTCGAGCGAGTCCGAGTGGAAAGAGACCTTGAAACTCTCTCCCGGCTTCTTGGGTTCGTAATCCAGATTAAACGTGTTCATGTTCGGTCCTTTCGAGAAATTTTATTGTTTGTTGCCTGTTCTCTGTCGTGTCTGAACTACTCCTTATTTCGTCTGAACGACCGCGAGGCCATTGTTGGCGTCCGTGCAGCCCTGGAAGAAATACCAGTTAGGCACGAGCACGCAGGTGCCGCCGTCGCTGTCGTTCCGGAGACCGCCGCGAACCGCGGTATACGCAACGCCGCCGATTGTCGTGGTCCCGTCCTGAAGCCGGACATAGACGGGATCATTGGGCTGTACCGCAACTTCCGAGAAAACCCAGATACGACCGATGCTCATGCAGTTTACAACGTCGTTGGCTTTGTAGCTGAGCACCAGCGTGCCGAGGTCCTGCTCTTTACCCTGCGTCTGCATGGACAGGCCAAGAACCAGGTCGGTTGTGTCGAGGGTGATCGTCCCAGTAAGCCCCGTGGAATGTATCGTTACCGCCCAGCTGGTAATCAGGCAGTCGAGACCATCCTTAGAATAGATGTCGAATGTCTTGTACGTAGTATCGCTCGCGTCAATATCCGCATCGTCGATCATTTCCATTGCTTCGAGTGCCGTGCAAATAGCGGCGGCATCCGTCGCCGGCGTTCCACTCATAGTAACTGCCGCCATGGAGGTTCCGTTTACCTTGAGGTTAAGAACGTCACCGCTTACGAAATTTGCACTTAGGACAAGCTGGGCATGATTGGCGCGCGGCAACCTGGCAACAAACTGGCCGGGCGTGCTATATGACGGCATCCGGACGATGCCGAGCCCGAGGCCGATGGTTTCGTAGGCGACAGGCGAAACCACATCTTTGACTTCCGCAATGTCGAAGGGCATTCCCACGATGCCGACCTTCGCGTATTCCGAATAGTCGCTCTGGCCTTCTATGCCGGAAGGGTTGAGCGCGTCGGTGCCATAGGCGTCGGTCAAAACCGCGAGGCTGAAGGTAATCGTTGAGTCCCCGGTACCGCTTACCTTCGTCAAGGTCCCCGATGCCTCCGGGGTCCCGCTTGCTGTTGCTTTCAGTGTGGTCTTTGACGCGATGGTTGCCAGGACCGTGAAAGAGCAGCTGTTATTGGTGTAGACTGCGCCGGCAGTTGCGCTTGCGCTGGAGACCGTAAAGGTCGCGAGCTTCGGCTGAAATCTTTTGATCGTCATATTTGAACTCCTTCAAAAGGTGGTTGGAATTTCTGTTTTACGTTCTTACTTTTTGCTCTCCTCTGCCTAGCTCTTTTTCACCGACATTGAGCAGGGCTGCTTGTAGGCATCTTGCAGCATGGTGTTCGCGTTCTTCTGGTCCTTGTCGTCCACGTCTTCGCCGTCGCCCTTGTCCATAGATGTGGCGGCCCTGCGCTGCTTGGCGAGAGCGGACCTGCGCTGCTCGGTGTCGCCGGACTTGATTGCAGCGTCGAACATTGCGCCGACGTAATCGGCGCTCTTTCCGTCCATGTTCATTTCGGGGAAAACCTTTTTGATGACGAGCAGACGGATCTCGGCGTCCGTCTTTCCCTTGAGGTCGGCGGCATCGCACACGAGCACGGCGCTTTCGACAAGCGCGATCCTGGCGGCAACGCCGTCCTGGATGAGCTTGTTGGTGTCGATTGCCTTCAGCTTGACCACTTCCGATTTTGCCGCATCCCGCTCAGCGGTCACCGAGTCGAGCGAGGTTTTCGCGGTTGCCTTGTCCTGTGTCAGGGTGTTGACCGTAGCCTGCGAGGTACCGAGATCGGTACGCGCCTTGACCAGCGCGTTTACGATTGATTCCGGGGCGTCGATTTCTACTCCGTCGAGATTGTACTTCATGAGCCTGCTCCTTTGTGTAAAGAGTGATTCTGGTTTTTTTCCTGTTTCTTCAATGTCGGCGGTATCCATGTTGAGGACCGCGACAGGCCCTGCCCGTCCGCGGTCTACAATTGCCAAGTGGTTGCCGCGTATTTTCGTTTGTCGATAATCGTATTCCTGCCCGTCTTCAGTGATGCCGGGTTCGTCGATGTCTTCCGAGTCATAGGCAAGGGACAGGCCGCGGCGGCCGTCATTGACAGCCTGTATTCCGGCCTTGTCCATGATAATGCCGGTGATGCGCATATAGGTCCCGTCGCGCCGGATGTTTTCACCGATTGAGCCGATTTGGTACTGCTTTACATTGTCAGCGGTAATTTTTGGGGTGAGACCCATCTCGTGGTTGTTGATGATAGGCTTCAGCGCAAAGGACGCCATGCTGTCGGATTTGAAAACCTCGCTTGGTGCCCGATAAGCGCGCCGGACCGATCCGTCAGGTTGGTGATAAATGAAAATGCCGCTGCGCGTGGCTGCGGCATCGAATTGAAGGTATCCCTCGGGCGTCTTGGTGACGCTTCCCATGGGAGAGCGGTCGTAGTAGGTTTTGAGCATAAAAAAAGCCCCTCGAACAAGCGCTTGGCTTGCATCGAAGGGCTTTTAAATGCATATCCGCTGTCTCGCGGAGGCACGTAGCCATCGATTTTAACTAATCAACTATTTCAAACAAAGAATGCCTAATCTCGAATTGAATATAGCAACGTTTTTAAAAAATGTCAACTAAATTCTTTTTTTTCTTGAATGTGCAGTTTTTCAACCTCTTCATTGGTCACCACTTTTTTAATGTCAACCGCACATTCCCGGATACCACCCTCGAAACAAATTAATTCGAAGTGGAGGGACAGTTTCCCGGTGTATCGCGGTGCAACGAGGACCCTCTGCACCGCATCGTTGGCTACCATGCCAAGCTCTTGCGGCTTCACGACTTTTTCTTTCCCTGCATATTGTTCTTTTCGGGAAGAACGAACCGTTTGTATAACGGAATATGACTGATGGGAAGCTGGCCCTGCTTTTCCATTCCGTCCAGTTTGTCGATGATGATCGATGTTGCCTTGGCGCCCATGTCGATTTCTTTTGTGAGATGCACGCCGGTGTCCCAGTAAACGTGATCGCCCTCCTGTTTCATTTTAAGTTGTTCCATTTCACCCTCTGAAAATGACAGGTCTTTTTTCAAAGCTATGATGATTTCCCCAGTGAGCAGATCACCTCTGTCGGGAAGCAGCCCCAACAAAAGGAGCCGCTCTTCTACGTTCAATTTGTTATTCATTGTTTAAAGTCCTCCGGTTTGTTAATGTGAAAAGCGCCGGTCTTTCCCGGCCGCCAGAGGGTTTCCTTATGCACCCACAACCGCGGCATTACCCGCCCAGGGATTTGCCCTGTTGGCTCTTTACGCCGCCGGCACTGCGGCAAGAACAGGAATGTAACCGAGCGTGCCACCCACAAGAATAGGAATGATGTTGCTTAGCGTGCTGCTGGTTGTGCCTGCGTTAAGCAAATGCGTGTTTGCCACTGCCATTCCGCTCGCCTGCGGAATACTCAGGAAGGCGTCCCAGCTGCCGGCACCCGGAGCATCTGCGCGGATGCACACCACTTTCCCGGTGCTGTTGCGGCTTCCGGAAATGTCGTTCGACTTAATGTAGAGGGCGGCAGGAACATTTCCCGCAACGACGTTCGAGGTCGAATCGACGTCAATCATCGCCATGACGCCGCAGCACAGGTTTGAAACCGCGCCGGTCCCGACCGTTTCGAAGTAGCCCCACAGACCGTACTTGCAACCGTTCGAGCCTGCGGTGATTCCGGCACCCAGCTTGGCGTGTCCCTCGATGCCGCCGATTGACATATCGACATTGCCATGAGAGAAGGTGATAACAGTTCTTCCCTCGATGGCGCAGACAGAATTTCCAGTGGCAATCTGCACACCGCCATCATCGCAATACGCCGCAAACCCACGGAAACGAGTCGCAGAGAGCGAAACGCCGCTTCCTGCTACGTCAGCCTTGACGCCGATACGCCTGACCCCTGAGGTTGTGTCGGCGATACAGGCGTTTGCTATGAGCGTGCGCATGTTCACGGCGTAACTGTCCTGCGTTATCAAGCAGTCGCCGACATCTTCCAGTTTTGCGTGACAGTGGATGACTGCGTGGCCCGAAGAATCCGCTTCCCGCACGACCTCTTGTTTGATTTCAATGTTCTCGTTCATGTGTCCTCTTCTTTTTGGGTGAATGTTGACTCGGCCCGTTTATGGGCCTCCTCTATTTCCGCTTTCCAGCGCGTTACAGTTTCGTCCATAACGCGAAGTTTTTCTTTTGTATAGTTTGCAAAGATAGGGTTGCCGGGGTCAACCATGTAGAGCTGGCACTCGAACGAAATGGCGGCTTTGCGCCACCCATCGCGGTCGCATCCGATCTGGCAGAGTTTCTCGATCATCTCATACTTGGTCAGGATGATCGGGTCCTTTCCGTCGCATATCTTTGTTGCCATTTGGCGCAACTGTTCGCGATAGATTTGCGATCGGTCGGGAGGGTGCGGAATGTGTGGGTGAGCGGTCACTGTGGCGCCGCCTCTCCCGGTTTCTGCGGCATTTCGAGAATTTTTCCGGGGCCTTGCGGGCCAGCATCGACGACCGGCTTGGGCGGCGTAACGAACGGGCCGCCGACCCGGAGCTTTAATATTTCAACATCCTTCTTCATACCCACGATCAAATCCCCGAGTTGTTTTGCGGTTGCTTGCAGCGCTCCAGCCATACCATCCTTGTAGTCGGCAATGTCTTTATGCGCCGATTCCGAGAAGGTCTGCACACCATCCGTAACGCGTTTGACGAAACGCTCTTCGACCTTGAAAATCACGAGGGAGACAACCCCCGCCAACACGACCCCGATCAGAATCCCGATCAACACCTGCATAAAAAACCTCCGGTTAATGGTTAAGAACGTGAACCCACTGACTCAAACTCCTTGCCAAACTTCGGCTCTCCATAACAGCGACAGTTGTACTGACTGCCTGGAATAGCACCCTTTAAGTTCTGAGGGCGGGGCAGCCAGGCCTTTCCACCGTCCATCGAATAAGCATTTGCATCGTTCCACCTGCAAAGCGCGCCGTCCATTTTGTAATGGTCTCCGTGCCCACGGGTGGGGAATGGATATTTGCCTCCCGGTGTTCCCACGACCCGCTCGTCTTCAACGCTGCGCCAGTAATACTCGGCCACACCAGCACCTTGCTGCCGATATGAAGCGATGTCGCCGTTGAGTTTACTCACCTGGTCTCGGGCAATGAATCGTGCGCGGATTTCTACTTTGGAGAACACGCCTCGTGTCAAATCGGAATCGGCGAGAATGTTGTCGCTGATAGTTTCAAACCTGTCGCCGGCGCGAATGCCGTTGGAAACCGTGAGACGCACATCTTTATACACCTGCGCTTTACTGTCTGTGATGAGCGCCACGTTGTCATGGACGAACGCCTCCATGCGGCTCGTCAGCTCAGGCTCGGACGTGTAGATGTCTACGCCCAAGACCTGCTTGCAGATTTTATACCATTGCTCCCTATTAAAAACGTCTGTGCGCTGTCCGACCGTAGAGAGCACCTGCATCATTTGTGAGTTCGGGAAAATGCTGTCGCCGCTTTCCTGAAATTCAGTCATGGCGCCGTCCAGGTCTGCGCTCCATGCGTCCATGTTGACGGAATCGCTCTTGAGGCTCTGCGCCTGCGCAACCAGGCGAGGGATGACCGGCAGAACAATCCGCTTGAATTCCTCGCGAAGCTTGGTAACATAAGCAACAAGGATTTTACGGTAGTACACTTCCGTGGATATCGGATACACCCAGCGGGGCGGCTTTCCAAGCCTTCGCTTGATGCGATTGGCGCGCGTTGCGAGCTGGTGATGAATAAGAGAGGGGAGAGGCATTATTTCGCGGTCTCCTTCGCTCCCGGTTTTGCTTGGCCCTCATCAGGAATCGGTTTTCCGTCCAATCCGAGCTTACCGCCCTTTGCATTCGCAAGCGCGAGCTGGTTCTGCGCCTCGATTTTAGCCTGCTCCTCTGCGGCCGTCTTGAAGTCAGGGTCGTCCTCGTTCTCGCTCAGCTTGGTTTCAAACGAGTATGCCTGTCCACCGAACCGGCTCTTGCCTATGGTGCCCTGCGCGTCCGCGATAACTCCCGCGTCGATGTAGGTCTTGTCCGTGTTTGCCTGCTTATTCCTCATTTCAACAATCTGCGCCTGCGTAGGCTGCCAGAGAGGGTTAAACTTAATCGGGCTATTGTCGTCGACCACATGCCCAAGACCGATGTTTACGTAATTGACAAGCCGCTCGACTGGATCGAGCATCTTCTCTTCCTGCATGACGCTCACGCGGTCATACCAGAAGCGCACCTGACTCGCTTCGTCGTCCGAAAGCCCGCCCTGAGACCGCCCGAAAAGAAGGCACATGGGAAGGCCCTTTTGCGACGCGAGGCTTTCCAGAACCAGGTCAACCAGATCTTTGATCCCGGTAACCGTTGAGGTGACGCGCTCGAATTTTTGATTTTCGTCAAGCAGCACCGAATTAAGGACATGCTTTGATTGATCGATCTGCTTGATGTATGCCATAACCTCGTCTTCGCGGTGCTCGGCAAGGAGCTGCATAAGGTTATGGATTGTCAACACGCCAACAATAAACTCGCTGACAATGTGCTCGATATTGGCATAGGTTTCACCAACAGCGCGCAATCGGTCCCAGCAGGACTGAAAGATCGAATCCGCCCAGCCCTGGTTTTGGAAACGCGTTACGTCGGGAATATCGTCGCCCTCGAAACGCAAGCAGCGAGATTCGTGAACGAAAAATGGTTGTCCGAAAATCGGTGTTACGCGATAAATTTCAGGAGTACCATAGGTTTCATTACTGGGATCCTGATACAGGTCGGCGGGGTTTATCACGATGCGGTACCTGTCGTATACCATGATCTGCTTAACACCCTTGAGTTTATTAATGTTTACCGGCTCGGCAAAATCTCCCGCGCCATCGTCCAGGATCATCACCGCCAGGGAACCGCCGTACAGGTCTGCCCAGGTCAAAGCCCTTTTAATCATCTTCTTTGCGTGGATCTTCTTCAATGCACCTTCGATTTTCTTGTCGGTATCTCCCTCCACGGTCCACCAGGCGCGGGTCATGTCGCCGATGATTCGATTCAGGATAATGCGGCCGAGTCCGTCACTTCTGTAAATGTCCGTGAGGTCTTGATACATCAGCCGCGCTTCAGGCGCGAAGGTCGTGGAAAGTTTCCTGTCGTGGCCCTTCACTCCCAGCCCGGTAATGAGGTTCTGCCAGGTGTCCATGCTGAAATTAGCGGAGCTGATAATGGGACGCATGGCGCCACGCGGGAAAATGACACCTGCGTTTTCTGCACGACGTCGGCCGATAGGATAGCAGTCAATGTCTTTTGTTACGTTACGCGTTACGTTATCCGTAACGCCGTCCTGTTTGTGCCGCTCTCGGTAGCGCTGCTGCCGTATTGCGGCGGGTGATTTGCTGGATGGGTTTTGTAGCGTCATTTTTTCCCTTTATTTTTTCGTTCCGAACCATTCACTTGCAGGAGGAAATCCGGTAACTTCGGAAAGCTCGGACATGGCATAGCGACGTGCGTCCATGCCATGACTGAAATAATGCGTTGTTTTTTCTGTAAACTTTCCGTCCTTATCCTTCACATACATGTAATTTCTTTGCTCTTTGATGCATTTTGTACTCGGTTTTGTCCAATGCTGAATGTACTGATTAACCCGCTGGATTCCATATTCAACGCTACCTTGGCCCTTTTTAACGGGTATTACGTTGTAGCCATAATCACACAGCTCTTGTATGCTCTTCGGTTCCGCACTGTCAGCCACAATGAGGTCGCGGCTTTTCCTTATCCCCACCTGAGCAAACCTATCAGCAATTTGCCGGTTGGTTAAGCCGATCTCGTAAATCAATTCTTCGGAATAAAGTTTTTTCCCTTGTATAGTATTTCGTACAAGAACGGTGGGGTCAATCGAATAACCAAAGTCAATACCGCATATTTGAACAGGGTGGACAACTGGCGGGATTTCGTCTACAATTAAAAAGTTCGGGTATACCAGCCCTTCAATTTTTCCGACGAGGCCGAGGCCATATATCCGCCAACCATTAGGGTCTGTTTCTCTTAGGTTTTCAACACGCTCAATCGTGCGTTGCGGAAGAAACATCTTTGCATCTAAGTATGTTGAATGAATCCAAGCAATGCCGGATTTTCCTCTAAGGTCGTGCACCCAAAATTGGTGAACTGGGTTGAAATCATAAAAAACTTTCCCTCGCGTTCTTAAAAGCATCGCATCAACGATAGGCTTCGGAATGTTGTTCACTTCGTTACAATAAAGAACACTTCTGCGAGGGCCGTGCGCTTTTCCTGGGTTGTCAGAAGCAAAAAATTCTAAGATAACATGCTCACCAAATTCATAGAAATGTTTTGTCTCGTTCCATTTGCTTTCATCCCATATAGGGGCCATGATGTTCTTGAAATCTCGAATAGCTCCAGCCTCCAAATGCGGAAAACTTTCCGAAGTTATTGAAACAAGAAACGGGATAGTTACAAGCTGGCACCAATAAGAAAGAAGCTGAATAATCGAATATGTTTTTGAAGAAGAAGTGCCTCCTTCGTTTACAATCGTATGAATTAATGGATCAAGCAAAGCGGCAAGGTTTTTGTGAAAAATATCAGTGGCGTTGTGTGGGTAAATGATGTTGCTCATAATTTTATTGGGATGCTATTTCATCTGCCTTGGTGTTAAGTTCTTCAATTTTAGCCTTCGTTTCGGGATTGACGACATTCCAAACGTGTTCTATCTTGGGATGAATTTCCTTTCCTTTCGTTGTGTGATCTACTTTATCATGCAGCATTCCAAGGTGGCGGGCGAGAAGTTCGAGAGCCTTTGTTTTCGGGTGAAGTTTGCACGATATGCTTCCGCCGTCTTTAGTGGTTGTCTGCGAAACAGATTCAACGCATGCCGCGTCATCGTCGGTAAGTGATGCAGAATCTTCAAATGTTACGCTGTCACCACTCCATGTGGCAATCTTGCGCATGTCGGAAAATCCGATGCGCTTCAGCTCGTGCACCACATCATCTTGGGATACCTGGCAGCGCTTGCGGCGCTCCTCCATGAGTTCGGCGAGGCGGGTTTGTATCGCAGGTTTCATCAGGTTTTCACTTGCGATTGAATAGGCGGTGTCCGCGCTGTACCCTGCTCTTATTGCCGCTTGCGTCCCATTCAAATCAATGAGATACTGCTGGCAGAACTCTTCTTGCTTGTCAGTGAGTTTTTTTTCATCCATATATTTGGGACGGGCGCAACGCGCACACGTTCCGCAGATAAAGATAATAACAAAAGGAAATAATAAAACTATGTGTGTTCCGTAGATGTACAGGGCTGGTCAGTGGATGGAGTAGAAAAGGCGAGGTAGATGAGAACTGACCTTCAGGTATTCCATTGCCTTCCCCTTTCGGTTTGTTTTTATTTATAAATTATTAACTGATGTATTGCCTTGTTTCCTGAACCCCCCGAGCTGCGCAACAATAAGCCGCGCGCCGTCTTCGAAATGAATCCGCCAGGATCGCCCCACTTTCGTTGCTCTTAATTTTACCGGCTCTCCCGCCGTTTTAGCACGTTCGCTTTCCCGGCACCAGCGCCGGACGATCTCGCATGACCGATGTATTCCCTTGGCCACCGCCTCCGTGCTCATCGTGGGGTCACTCAATGGCAGGGAATCAAAGTTCCAGGCACCATCTTTCTTATGCGCCCCCCACATTGCAGCCCGAGCGATAGCATAGAGCGTTCGACGGTCGACCTGATAAAGGTCTTTTAGCTTGTTTATGTTCATCGATCATATTTATTGCGTAGGACAGCGTTCCAGTATTTCAATGTTCCTCCTTTGTGTTTCCAAATGGCATTACACTGATGTCGAGGTATGGCCCCTTGTCGTCGTAGGTTAAATAAAAGCTCCAAGCTAAACGGCCACACGGTTTTTTCTCGGGCTGTTTTCCTTCGTCTGCCAAGCAAGTACGAGCGGTTCCAATAATCACTTCTGTTGCTTTTTTTAAATGTTCAATCAGATTTTCAGCAGGAATAGCGGAATCGCGCCATGGGCACGCGATAAGATCAATGTCACGCTTCAAACTTCCATGAACGGCAAGAGCATACCCACACCGCTCGGCAACATAACGCAACGCAGAAATGAGAGCCTTATAAAACTCTGCACAAAGTTCTGCCCGCTCGTCGCGTCTTTTTCGCATCATTCTTTTCCTTGCTATCATAGAAATCGATCTGCCCTGCGGGGCGCCACTCCCGCATTGTTTGGGTTAATACGTTTAGCGCTGACTTTGGGCAGAATTTGACAGCCGATAAAACTCTTCGAGAAATTTGAATTCAATCTGTCCGGGCGGTGCCGGCTGAATGACTTCCGGCAACGGGTTCTCAAATAAGCACCATTCCCCGAACTTGACATTCATTAAATCGCGCGCCTCGGTTGCGAGTAAAATCTCATCCGCCTGCTTAACAATTCCTGGCATGCATTTTTGGAGGCCATAATGTTCGGTAATGGTTTCCATGATGCGCGTTTCCATTATTTCGTATGGAACTGAGATGGGTGAGTTTCGTTTGACCGGCCTCGGCAAATCCACCAGATACGCCTCGCTCGCATCATGCAGTAACCCCCAAAGCTCAAAGCCTTTTGATAGTTTTGAAACTCTGAGCGAGTGTTCCGCTACCGAATAGAAGCATCGGCAATGTCCAGCAAATCGGCACATAAGGGCAAGCGAATGAGCAATATCTCTTATGTATACCTCATCAGGACGCGGGTCTTGCGGATAAAAATCGATACCAGAATAGGTCTGCATCCAATCACCGGTTCGTGTCATTTAGGCCGCCCTTCTTTTTTAAAAGAATTCATTGCGCATACCATCTTTAAAATATCGGTTTGTTTTTGCGCCTCTTATTTATTGATTTTGTTTTTCAAATATTCAGGTATTTTCACCTTGCTCAGATCGCAGCCGCTCAGGTCAAGCCCGC